ACTCTTCTATTTTTAATTCACAAGAAGATGCCAATGCATGGATTGCTAAATGTGAATCTGAAGAGGCATGGGGAAGCCCTCATAAGATTATCAATCACCCTGAGCAAGTTAACTTCCAAGAACCCCTCATTATTCACCATGATGAGGTTATAACAGTTAATCCTGATTTGATAATTCACCATGATGAAATAAGTACTCCAGTTGCAGACTTAATAGTACATCACGAAGAATCAATTGATGCAAATGATGAGGTTATTCCAGCGTGGGACGAAGTAATTCCACAGCCACCTATCGTAACTCCAGCATGGGATGAAATTCTAGTACAGGCAGTAACTGTTACTCCTGCTTATGATGAATTAGTTCCTCAGCCGGACATCATTATCCCTGCGTGGACAGAAGAAGTTGAAGCTGAATATACAATCGAGATTGTCGACATATCTGCCGAAGTGGATGCAAAAGATCTTCAGCGTAAGTATGACTACCTCTGGAAGGCAGCAAATGACTTTCAATCAGGTCAAATCAGTGGTGCAGCTATTGGGTTGCTTACCATTGGTGTCCTTGCTCAAAAGCCTAAATGCACGGCCGTACAAGCATGGATTAAGTCGGTCTGGGTTGAGTACTACACTCGCAAGGCAGGAGTAAATTTACAAAATAACGTAAATTTAGATTTCTCAATTTGCGGAAATGTTCCATATACGGTTCCTGAGTTAATGGAAGAAGTATCCGTATGAAGAAACTGACTTTAATCTTTACCTGCTCAATTATAGCGATCATTGGAATCTATGATGTCTATGCCCTCATTGAAGGCGGTGGTGAGGCTACAATTAGCAGCGTAATTATAAGTCTTTCACATGATTTTTTAATTATTCCATTCCTTGCTGGAGTTCTAGCAGGTCATCTGTTTTGGAGAATGGATTCTAACAAGGATGTTAAATAATGGGACTATTTAAAAAGCTTAAAAGCATTTTCTCAAAGCCAGCTCAACAAAGCAGTAAACCTAAATCTCCAATCCAAAAGGTTGCCATTATAGTAGGTCACGGAAACGGAGACAGCGGGGCAATGGGATGGAATGGCGTTTCTGAGTTTGACTACAACTCGGCAGTAGCTAAGTCACTTGAGATATCGGATACAGGAAAAGAGATCAAAGCATTCTATAGGTCAGCATCTGGAATAACTGGAGTAGCAGCATCGGCCGTTAAGTGGAATCCTGATATCGTTATTGAGCTTCACTTAAACGCTTTTAACGGTAAGGCGATGGGATGTGAAGTTCTTTGTCTAGGTAGCGATGAACAATCTGGTGAAAGGGCCAGAGATTTTGCTGATAAGTTTACCAAAAAATTCAATAGAATAAAAAGAAGAGATAATGGAGTAAATTGGATTGCTTCTTCTGATCGTGGTGGACTAAGCCTTAAAAAGCTATCATCAGTTCAGTATAGCATTTTAGTTGAGCCATTTTTCATTGATAATAAGAATGAGTGGATTGATCAGCAGGAATATGCAGGATTCCTAAAAGAGTGGATTAAGGGCCTATAAGGGGGTTGTATGTTTTGGGCAATCAAAAACTATAAGGTAGCAATGGCCTTAGCAAGCTTGATACTGACCGGAATTCTCACTCCCGGAATCGTCTTTATTTTTAACTTCTTCATAGACTCTAAAGCCTCAATGGCGACGGTTAAGTTGCATGATTACAAGATAAACAACCTGGAAAAGATCAATTACGAAAACTCAGCAAACCTAAAGGACATTAAGGGATCTTTAATAAGAATAGAGGAGCGCGAGTATCAAGAGCTAAAACAGGCCCGGCAATTTCGTCAGGGGCAAAAATAAGGATATTTTATGGAACCATTAATCAAAAAAGCTATTAAATGCATTGACCTTGTTGAATTGTCTAATCTTTTACTAGATGACGTTGTCGAAGTAGCAATCAACAATGCAGTAGCTAAGTCAGAAAACAAGATTGATGACGCCGTTGTTGCGATGATTCTTCCTATCGTAAAGGCCGAAATCAAGAAGCTTATTTCTGAAAAAGTCGAAGAATTAAAAGCTTAAGCGTGAGTAGAATCCTCCAAGTTTTTATTGATATGCTTAAGAGAGAGGCGGTTAAATCCGCCCTCGTTAAACTACTAGGTAGCGCTGCCCTGGGTGGAGTTCGTGCTTGGATGATTAAGTTTGCCGTCGAGAACCTATTTGAACAGGTCGCAGAGCCTATCATTAGGGCAAGTTTTATTAAGCTGGGTTACCTGTATAACCGAGTTGAGGGGAATATTCTTGTTAAGCGAATCAATAAAGCAAAGGAGGATAACCATGAAGGGAATTACGATTCTGCTATTGATGATATATTTAACTAGTTGCAAGGATAAAATAGTCTGTGCCCAGGTCGAATCAGCAAAAATCAAGAACCTTATTCTCAAAGACTTATCACTGCAGTTTAATCGTTGCCGCATTCGCTGCTTTAATCTTAACTCCTGGAAGACGTTACCACTTAATAAATGTGATGGATTCGAAGGCGTCGAGGGAGAGCAAGAGGATTACCCGATTGACTTCTGTGAGGGACTATCTGGCTTTGACGTCTCGGACATGGCAAAACATATCCGACCAAAAATAAAAGAGCTTAATGCCATAAAAGAGGGCAACTGCAAACTAAAATAGGATCAATTCAGCGACATACTCAGCAAGAATCTTAAAGGACAACAGGGCAAAGCTAACAACAATCATTCTCCCGATGTTTCTATCAAGAAACCTTTTCATTCGCTTCTTCTTAAACACAGGGTAGGTGTTAACCTCAATCAAATAGTTATTCAGATGGCTCATCTTCCTCACTCTCCTTTAGTTCAATCTCTAGGTTTCCTTGCTTCCATTCAAATGTTACTATTTCAAGCCCCTCGCTGGCAATGTTCCGCTTGCACCATGCCTTGATCAGCGACATCGCAGTTTCCGAGTCTAGTGTTATTTTCATTCATTCTCCTCTATGTACTCATTAACTTTTTCCCAAACTGTTTCATACATATTGGACTCCTCTGCATTTCCGTGCTTGATTTTATTTCTGAAAACATTCCAATACAGCTCGCCTACTATTCGAGAGTTTTTTCTGGCATTGGTAATGATTTTTAATTCTTCCTCGTCTTCGCACTCAATTGTTACCGTATACTTCATGGGAATAACTCTTTTTTCAAATTGATATAAGTAGAGCTTGAATTAGTTCCAAAAGCATCCATATATATTTTATCAAACTCGCTCTCGCTGATTGTTCTAGTTTTCTCGGGCGCTTCAAATGATATTTTTATTTTTATACAACCTTTGCCACTAGCAGGTTTTTCGTTTAAAAACTTTATTATATCTAGATGTAGGTAACTAGGCCTAGGTTGATGAAGCAAACTTCTAATCGCATATGAGCTGTTTATATCGATCCATAATTCATGTTCTTCTTTCACTTCTCTCTCCTTTTAATTTTCCATGGCATAAAATCATAAATAGCAATCGGATTAAACCAAGGTTTATTTTCATACCAATGTTCATTAATACTCCATGACCATTCATTATTAAACGTAACTTGCCAGTGCCAATACCAAATTCTAATATTTATTGCACAGTTACTCACTTCTCTCTCCTTGCCTGAGTTTTGTTTTTTAGAAACTGGCGTGCTTCTCTAAGTTTTCTCGATGAATCCACATCTCTACAAAAGCTACAACTACATGCCCAGGACTCTTTCTTGCAGTCAGCATATTTGCTAAAAAACTCACCCGCCTCCACGGCATTTATCAACTGCTCTTTCAGCGAGGCGATTTCTTTTTCAAGCGCATCTATGTAACTATCAATGTCTTTAGCTGTTATCCCATGCGCTCTTTGGATTGCTTTCGTTAGACTTAAGTTATCATCAATCATTCTTCACCCTCCAATCTTATTGCGCTTTCTAGGTCAAAGCAGTTTGCGGCATATATCATTTCCCACAACCAGAACAAATTAGCCTGATCGATTAATTTACTTTTAGGGGGAAAGCATTCAACAAAAAAAGATTCTTTTCCAAATAGCTCGTCTTTGATTCTTTGCTTGTCTGACCAAGAAATATTTGCAGATTGGTCATGCCTTCTTATTCCTAAAACTTTCTGACCATTGTCATTGTAAACTTGAACAGAATAAATATTATTAGCGTAAAAAGCAAAAGCGTTTGCCATTCTTTTTTGTCTAAAATCAAGTGATTTGTCTTCCCACTCGCCCCACTCACCAGTTTTCAAAACTGCCTTTACTTGTTTTTTAAATGCTGAGGCTTTAGCTCTTCTCATTTGTCGATTATCCATTAATCCTCCCTATCTATAAAAGCGGTGTTCTCATATGTCATACTCCCAAACGTAAACTAGATCTTCATAAGGAAGACTCAACACAATAGCTCTTCGCCTAACCTTCTCAAGCCAAACAACTTGCCCTTGCTGAAACACCGGATGCCATGCGAACCATTCATGCCATTGCGATAGGCGCTTAAGCTTTTCAGTCGTTGTTTCGTATCGCCATTTCATTTAAATTGCTCAAGAATTTTAGTTGCCTCTTTAACGGATTCTTTGTCATAATAAGCAGCAGTTTTTATGAATCTAATTGCCAGCTCAAGCTTATGCTCAAGTTCTTTATTGCCTCTATTTACTCCATCAATAAACCCATGAATATAGCTAGCTGATTCGGGAACTGACTCGGCAATGCTTGCAATCTCTTGCCAGGAATGCCTTGCTTCTTGTTTATATTTTTCATCACTCATTCGCAATCACTCCTATCTTCCCAGAAATTCTGATACTCAGTACTCACTAAATAAATAATATACGCCATTCCTTGCTCAGTATTAGGGCCACCCATTTTATTAAAATGAGCTGAATTGCTATAGGCTATAAAGAGAGCGAACAGTTGTTCATGAAGTTCGTTGTTAAACATTTCTATTTCTCCTTTATTATCCGTCTCACTAACTCCAACTTATGCGCCTTCATTAGTCTATATTTTAAAAACTGTACATTGACACCAAAGTGCCCAGCTAGACCCTTCATTGTCTTATATAGAGGAGCTGTGAAGATCACTTGATCAATGTTCAATTTAAAGCTCTTTTGATATCGAGAATCCATAAGGCCAGAACAACTATGCTTGCGAAGTTAATACAAAACATAATAGTAACAAGGTTAAACAGCGTTTCTGTGTCCTTACTCATGTGTCCTCTTTAGAAACCCTTGCGCGCTCACAAGGGAGTGTAATTTTTAAAACATTTTAAATTTATTAACCTGAGCGCAGGCTTAAATGTTAAATAAGTCTATATGCTCGTTAATCTCTCTTTGCTCAGTCTCTTTTTTTACAACTATAGGTGTTTCTCTTTTGGTCTTCATAAACTGCTCAATGTTCATAGTTTTTGAACACTTCTTGCAGAACTTAATTAAACCATCCCCATAAGGCTCTGGACTCCAATCCGTCCAAGCGTGGTTGTCTTTACAGTGAGGAAATTTCCTCAGCATTCTGCGAACACTAATTTTCATAATTTACCACGGGAATACTTCGCTGGTTTCAGGAACAAATTCCACCAACTCCTCGCGCTCTTCTCTCAAATAGCAAGCAAAGCAATAGTCAACGCGGACTCCTGCCATTTCGCACTCTCTAAGCCCGGTATCTATGTCACATTTATGGCATTTGATTAGTCGAATAACCTTAATTCGTGGTGAATTAGATTCATGCATGTTGTTCCCTTTGAAGTGGTTAGGCATAATTGATATAATTGGTTTTTTAAAAGTTCAATACATAATTATTATAAATATAAGATTTACATTACATCAATAACTTGCGCCTTTTTTAGAGCTATGTTAAACAGGAACCAAGCGGGGCATGTCTCCAGGTTGTTGTTCTTTGAAGTGCATGACATATCTTCATAGCTCCGCTTTTCTAAAATATCTTCACACCACATTGATATAAAAATGAAGTCATAGTAAGTTCGGTGAAAACCTGGAGGTATTTATGGAAATTATGTTATTTGATGAATCAAAGTTCAATCAAGCTGTAAAGCTAGCAAGCACTCTTGCTAAAAGCTCAATCGTACCAAAGCATTTTCAAGGCAAAGGAGAAGACGTTTTTGCCGCCCTTGTCTTAGGCGCAGAGTTAGGTTTTCAACCAATGCAGTCTTTGCAGGCAATAGTGTTAATTCAAGGTCAATGCACCCTTAAGGCGCAAACACAGCTTGCCCTCGTTAGGTCTAAGTGTCCCAGCGCCATTATCGAAATTAAGGCAGACGAAGAGAAAAAGATTGTTACTTGCACTGCAAAGAGAGACAAGGACGACTATGGGTTTACGTCAACCTGGGACATGCAAAAAGCAAAGCAAATGGGACTAGCGGGCAAGGACAACTGGCTTAAGCAGCCGGTAACTATGTTGCGCTGGAGATGCGTCTCGGAAGCCCTAAGAATGGTGTTTCCAGACGTATTACAAGGAATCTATGCCACTGAGGAATTAGAAGAAGTGGAGGCGTCGCCTGAAAGAAGCTTGGTTCAAATTATGAACGAAAGCGCAGAAATAGATAACCCAATTCCAGAGGAAGAAAAAGCAGTCGGCCCGCTTTATAGATTCCAGAACTCTAAGTTTAGAGGGAAGCAGTTCTACGAACTAAGTGTTGACGTACTTGAGGAATTTGCGGACGATTTAGTGAAAAGAAAAACTAAAAAGCCGTGGGAAGTTGCACTTGAATCAACAATCAGAAGTTACCTCGTTAACGTCGAATCCGGTATCTACACAGAGCAACTCGCTGAGCTTAGAGCTGAAGATGAGGCCGTTGAGTCTTAATCATGCCTTTGCAACCCTAAGAGACGGTCGAAGAGTTAGAAGTCAAGAGTATTCAAAATGGGCGGCCGAGTTCAAAGCGAACACCGCCCCTTACTTAATGGAGATCAAGCGTTTCTTTAGAGACTATCGACCGATCACTCAAGCCCTGCATGCTGAATTAACCTTTACTATCCCTAATCTCTATACGCTCAGAAACCAAGTTTCCAATAAATCCGGAGACTTAGGGAACCTAGAAAAAGTCATTTTTGATAACCTATTCCTCCACGACATCGACGACGCTCAAGTGGTTAGCCTACTGCTTAAAAAGATCAACGGAGACAAGCCGTCTATCAAAATTACACTCTACACTGTTCCCAGGTAACAATTTCACACCTCAAAACATCACGCCGCTTTCATGATAAAATCAATCAACTTTAAAGGAGATTATATGAGACCAAAATCAAGCGCATTTTACTACGAGCCATTAGAATGTGAGCAATGTAAGTCAAGAACCGACCTTATGATGCATCCATACGAAGAAGATGTCTTATGCTCCGGCTGCGTGAGAGAAGCCCTTTTTAAAGAAGAGCAAGAAATGGAAGAAGAAGACGAGTATGAGGCATTAACCTTAGAAGAAAGAAATAAATAGGAGTTTATTATGGGATGGATTTATTTGATATGTAATGAATGCGACGAGGAAGTAGAGGTTTACATCGGTGGCGACACTGCTACAATGTGCCCCGAGTGTCGTTCGGTTGACAGCTTTACCGATCCTGAGGATGTGGAACCTGAAAATGAGCTACGAAGCAAATGAACCATGTATCGTGACTAAATTGGAAGGTCGCGGTCTTGTTACCTATCATCACTTACTAAGTCGCAAGGCCTTTAAAGAATTTGCAGAATGCAAGTGGAATATGATCCCAGTTTCACAACAAATCCACAATGATTTCCATAACCATGGAACTACCCATATGGCCAACAAATATCCATCTGTTAAGCGATGGTTAATTCAAAATGATTGGTATATTTGCGAAAGTACTGGGAAGTGGAGACATTAGTTTTTAGATCTTGATTTATCGAATAATCCTATTTATCGTACTCCAAAATAACAAAGCCTCTTCGCTAAAAGAGGCCTCAAACATATTGCTTAAGGTGGATAGACCTTAGAGCGAAATCTAGTAATTAAATACTATATCTCATTCTAAATCGCAACACCTCTAAGTAATTTTTACAATGGAGGATCGATGAAAATCACACAACAATTTTTCGAAGAGTTCCTGGATGGCAACGATGACATTCTGGAGCTAGGAATGCGGGTTTTGAAGCTCGAAATCCTGTTTAGGGTACATAAGGGCACCATTCCGCTCTTGACGCTATTTAGGTCATTTACAAGCAACGACATTGAGTTCTTCTTGTCGGCCGGAATTATGAACATTGATAATCGCTTTGCTTACGACACCACAACTTCATACACAGAAAATAGTAATATCCATATGGGTTCTTACCCAAGGGGAAAAAAAGAAACCATAAAAGGCAAAATACCGGAGATTAGCCCTGACATAAGGATGTGGTAAATGAAGAAGGTCACAAAGCTAGCAATCATGCCGCAGGAAGGGCGTCTTACACTTAGAATTGAGAACTGGGATAAGTATAACCCAAGGAAGGATATTAAGAATCCATCGTGGTTCGCATTTTCCAATAGAATGCTTGAAAACCCCGACGTCTATGACCTTACTCATGGAGAGTTTAGGGCGTGGATTTATTGTCTAGCAAGGGCGTCTCAGTCTAATAATGACACAATACAAATAGATGTTAGGCACGCCAATCGAATTTGCAACATATCAGTAAACGATTTTAATGGAATGATTCGTAAGATGTTGGAATCAGGGAATCTGTACGTGGACGTACGCAATCCGTACGGATCCGTACGCGAGTGTACGCAATCCGTACTCGACAGACAGACAGACATAACAAACAAACAAACAGACAATATTGTCAATTCAAGAATTGACCACGATGAGGTTTGCTTAGATTCAGGAATACATGAACACCCATTAGACCTACAGCCTGAGTCAAACAGAAAACCCTCCCTTGTACAGAAGACCAACGAAGTTGCCGCGCATTGGAATGAAATGGCAACCCTTTACGGGCTTCCAAAAGTAAAGCTTCCGTTAAGCAATGACAGAATAGCCTCTATGAAGCCCGCAATGGCCGAATTCCCGACTTTTATGGACTGGCATAGGATAATAGACGAGGTCGCCACTAATCCCTTTAATTTGGGCGATAATGACCGCAAATGGAAGGCTAACTTCGATTGGCTTTTTTACAAAACAAAATTTAACTACCGAAAGCTTTGGGAGAGTTCACGTGACGAGACTAACTAACGGCATCATGACTGAGTCAGACCTTAAAGATCTTGACGCGGCAAAGAACGAAAAGAGGTTTCATTCAAATCTAAGTTTGTTTTCTTCGACCATGGGAATAAGACCAAACGAGTTTAGTGTAATCGTTGGCCCGTCTGGAAATGGTAAATCAACTCTTTGCAAAACAATATCCGTTGAATGCGCTATTGGCGGGAAGAAATGTTATCACTTATTAAGCGAGGAGAAGACTTCTGTTTACAAGGGTATTATTGCAAATACCTTTGAAAAGGTCTGTGCAGGTAAAAAGACAAACTCCTTTTTAGAGCGGCTATTATTTGAGTCAATGCTTGATTGGGATGAGAAAGAGCTAAATGTTAACTACTTCTTTGACCGACTCGAAGATGTGATCAACGACAAAACACCTGACATGGTTATATTTGACAACTTTACTACAAGTTTCCTTGGCTCTCTTCCGATAAACGTACAAGGGGACATGATTACCAGGTTCAGGAAAATGGCAGCGCAGTATGAAATTGCTATTATTGGCGTTTTCCACACGGCAAAGGGATCAGACTTATATAAAAAGCTTTTAGACGGGGAAGACGTTAGGGGGAACGCCAGTACAACTAATGCGGGGTCTTACAACTATGTAATTTCTACATACTTTAGGGCAAATCCGCCAAGAGCAATTGTAAACGTCGACAAGGCGCGCTATCATCCAGAAACAAACAAGAAATTCTTTGAGCTTGAGTACGACCCTAACCTTGGTATTTATGTAAGTGACGAAAAGATTGATTACCAGGAAGTTGTGCAGATTATGGATAATGCTAACAAGAAAAAACTAGACCCTAAAAAGGAAACGAGGACATGGTAAAAATTAAAAGCATCAACGAAAGAATGTACAAAAGCCCAAAAGCGGCCGCTGAGTTTAAGGAAAAGCTTAAGAAGCTGACCGACGCGAGCAACCTCCCGAGTTATATGGGCGAGATCTTGCTTCGAGAAATACTGCTTTCAACCGACGAACCAAATAGGCATTTGCGTGAAAGGGTTGTGCTTTTAGGATTGGCACAATATGAATAAAGTACTTGAGTTAAAGCCAGACCTAGAGCTTGCCGAGTTTGACGATTACCGCGATGAAAACGGCTTCTATTCCTTCGACAAAGAGTGCGAGGTTAAGTGGGCAAGGCTGTCTAATCAGGAGCGCGAAGACATATTTAAATACTTGAAGCTCATGAAGAGATTCACTAAAAACCCCGACCTGGTAAGCAAAAAGCACAAGAAATGGATGTTAGAAAACTGTGATCTGCCAACCGAGCTAGTTCCAAATGAGATGATGGGCGAGTACTGGCTTTAGATCAAAAAAATTGGCTAGAACGGAAGTATAAATGGCGATAGTGGGATAAGGAGATTTTTTCTTATCCCTTAACCCACCCCACAGAATAGAGATAATCTATGATACCCATATTGCGATAGATAAAATCTATTAGACATATAGTGACTCATGGATAGAATGATCGAGCCCTGATCCGAGGGCATTAGCTTCCCCTCCCTAAAACTATCCCTAAAACAACAGTAGCATCGACGCTTGCGGCGATAGCATGAGTGATAACGAATGCGGTTCTTTCTCCCCTGCATTAAGGACATCTGTTTAGGCGGTAGCCGCGTCTTTTAGTTTGACATCTTATCCGACTTCTCGGAAACTTATTTACATGACAACAATACAACTCAGAAGCCTAAACGATATCGGTTCTCGCCTTCGGTGGGTTCGTGAGTCACTTGGGATTACTAAGTCAAAGGTTGCCTTGGACAACATGATGGCAATTTCTTCCTATTCAGACAGAGAAAATGGGATTAGAACTCACTATCCTGAGGAATATAAGGCACTAGCCGAGTACTTCGCCCATCTTTGGAGAGTTAAGTACACGAAGAATCACCCAATGTTTAACGGCAACGAAATTAAAGTCATAACAACGATGTGGATAATGTTTGGAGTAGATGAATAGCTATGATGGAAATTAAATCTAAAGAAATTGAAATGGTCCCTGTAAGTGAGTTGATTCATCATCCAAAGAACATGAATGAGCATAGCGATGATCAAATTAATAGATTGGTTAAGCTAATTGAATACCAGGGGTTTAGAAACCCGCTTGTCGTTCAAAGAGGAACCAATCTAGTCGTTGCTGGTAATGGGCGATTGATGGCGGCCAGAAAGATTGGACTGTCTTATGTGCCAGTTACTTATCAAGAGTTTGATTCAGAAGCTCAATTATACGCTTACATGACCTCAGACAATGCAATAGCCTCATGGGCGCACCTTGACCTATCAAAGGTAAATACTGAGATGCTAGACCTAGGACCGGACTTTGACATAGACATGCTTGGGATAAAGGATTTTGAAGTAGAGATTATGGATAAATTAGATTATTCAGATAAAAACCATGAAATAGATACTGATAATTTTGGAAATGATTTGCAGCACACTTGTCCCAAATGCGGATTTGAATTCAATGAGTAAATATATTCCAAATTACAAATGGAACCTAACTGACCTTGATAAAGTCGAAAAGAATAGCTTAAAGGTTTTTTCTTGTTTTGCCTGTGGAGGCGGCTCAACGATGGGTTACAAACTTGCCGGTTTTGAAGTGGTTGGGGCAAACGACATTGATCCTGAAATGGCTTGGCATTATAAGACGAATCACAACCCAAGACACTACTACTTAGAAGACATTAGAAAGTTTAGACAGAGAACAGATTTGCCTAAAGAGCTATACGAATTAGACATATTAGACGGCTCTCCTCCTTGTTCGTCATTTTCTATGGCCGGCGCCCGTGAAAAAGGGTGGGGAAAAAAGAAAGTATTTAGAGAAGGACAAGCAGAGCAAGTGCTTGACGACTTGTTTTTTGATTTTATTGAACTAGCAAGAAAGCTACAACCAAAAGTGGTAATTGCTGAGAACGTTAAGGGAATGCTACAAGGAAATGCAAGAGGATACGTTAAGCAGATAATAGGCCTATTCAATGTGGCCGGATATGATGTGCAATTATTTCTTTTAAATGGAGCAACAATGGGAGTTCCCCAGAAGAGAGAGCGTGTTTTCTTTGTTTGTTCGAGAAAAGACTTAAAGTTTCCACGTTTGAAGATCGGGTTTATTCAGGCACCAATATTAGCTAAGGATATTTTAGAAGAGAGTACGACCGGTAAAAAATTATCAGAGAAGAATAGAAAATTATGGGAATGGTGCAAGCAAAAGAATAGGAAGTGTTTTGGTGAAGCTCACACTGCTATTTTTAAAAAAAGATCATCTTTTAATCATCGATACTCGTCATTAAATGATGTGATAGATACGATTACAAGCTCTGCAATGCTCACTCATCCAGTTTATCCAAGATATTTAAACGACAGGGAACTAAGTCTCGCTGGAAGCTTCCCACTAGATTACGTCTCGCGCTCAGAAGTTTCCTATATGATAGGAATGTCTGTCCCTCCTCTTATGACTTATGGATTAGCTAATCAAATTTACCTTCAGTGGTTTAAGGAGAAATAAGTGGCCCGACCTAAAAAAGACTTAGAGAATATTGTTTTTGATGGATGGGATCAATTAGATGCTTTGATTGTATGGGCATCTGAGGTTTATTGCGCAGAGAAGCTTGGGATCAATATCGACACTCTTGCAGCAAGAATAAAAGAACGCTCTGGGTTAAGTTTTTCCGAGTATAAGCATAAAAAGAAAGAATCGCTTAGGATCAATTTACTTAAGAAACAATACGACGTGGCAATGGCGGGAAATGTTTCAATGTTGATTTGGTTAGGTAAAAATGAGCTTAATCAATCAGACAAACAAGAACTAAAAGCAATGAATGTAAATACTAATATCGCATATGAAGATTATATCAAAACACTCGGAGACAACTAATGGCTAAGGCGGACGCAAAGGAAGTTAAGGACAATATCAACGACCTTCCTTTATTAAGAAAAGAGTTTGAACGTGGGCAGATGCAGACACGAAAGCTTACTGCTCTAAAAGCAAAGTTGATTGAGCTTTACATGGGCGAAAAGCAATCTGCTAACGAGTTTGAGTTAATGCTCATGATACTCAAGAGAGATCGCTTAAAAGGGCAATTGAACGACGCTCACATGGAGTTGTTGAATGGCATTGACATTAAGAAGTGTGAAGAGACTTGCTTTGTTAAAGTTGACAACGCTCCGAGGGTTCACCATCTGACAAAAGACCAGGTTTGCAAGTACTACAAGGACAACGACACAGACAGATTTGTGGTCTTTGTTGAAATCAAGGTTCCACCTAGTCACCAAATGACTTACGACTTACTAATGAAAGAGGCTCGCGGACACTTTCCAAGTGAAGACATGTATCCTAAAGAGCGCATTCGTTTGCATAGACTTGATTTAACACCAAAAGAGTTTCATGCTTGGTTCGAGTACAACTCTGACTCCATACTTGCCGCAGAGAAACCAGAAGAATATACATTTTAAGGAGCTATGTATGACAAAGAAAAAAACAGTTAAAAAAGAAGCGAAGGAAGAAGTTGTTGAGTGTCCAGTTGTTGAGACAGTTAAAGTAGAAGAAGTTAAAGAAGCTCCAATTGTTAACATTCAAATCCCAGCATCGGTTGTGATTATTAACTTGAAAGTTAAATTACAAGAAATTCCAGGTGGCTTCAGAGAAATTAGCCTAGCAGTCGAAGACGCTTGTCTTGCACTAGACCGCGCACTTGCTCTTTGCAACTTCATCGAAGCTGCACAAGCAGATTTATTGAAAAAGAAGAGATAGTTTGTCGTCTATTCTTGATTTTTCTTATTACTGCCCGCGGGTCTTAAAGATAAAAACCAAGATACATGGCATTCAACCGTTTGTTCTAAGGGACTACCAAAAGAAGTACCTCCAATGGAGGACAGATTCTTTTCCAACCAGAATCATTAGGGCAATCATACTAAAACCAAGACAATGCGGATTCAGCACGCTAGAAGCCGGAATCAATGTTCATAGAACAATTACCAGGCATAACGAGCGCGGTATTGTTATGGCAGACAAGTTTGGCCGTACTAGCGAGCTTCAAAGTATCTATTCAAACTACATCACACATATTCCAGATAAAATCAGACCAATGATTGCAAAGGATAATAGTGACGAAGTTCTCTTTGATAATCCAAATAGAGAACTAAGAAACGCAAAGCCTGGATTAGGGTCGGGGTTTAAGTACGAAACTGCCCAAGACGCGAACGCGGGTCGAGCAGGTACTAGAAACTGGGCGCACTTATCTGAATTTGCCTTTTTTCCACACGCAATGGAGACGGACGAGGGATTGCAGAATAGTATACCACTCGCAAGAGGCACCTCTATTGTAAAGGAATCAACTGCTAACGGTATGAGTGGAGACGGCGAAGCGTTTTACAATCTATGGTGTGCGGCCGAAGAAGGCAGCTCAATATACCGCCCATTCTTTGTCCCATGGCAATCCATCCCAGATTATGCCATAGATGTTCCACGTGGCTTCATCCTCACTAAAGAAGAAATAGACTTAACGAGAAGGTGCCCCGACATAACCAACGCCAATCTGGTTTGGAGACGGCTTAAGATATCAGAGTACTCGAAGACCTCCGACTCTCCACTTGAACCCGTTGAGCGGTTTAAGCAGGACTTCCCCTCATATCCATCCGAAGCATTCCTTTCAACTGGTCGCCCAGTGTTTGACATGGAATCGCTTAAGAACGACATAGAGGACTTGAGAAACCATCCTCCTAAGAAACATCAAGTTAAGATCAAGCAGACATTTCTGGCAATGTATCCAAGGCTATTAACAGTCTATTTTGTACCTGAAAACGGTATGAAGTACTCAATTGGGGCGGACGTTTCGCTTGGTTTAGACATAGGGGACGCGTCTCATGCAAAGATTCTTGATTCAAATATGAAAGAGGTTGCTCATTTTCACGGGCAGCTTGATCCTGATCATTTTGGACGATGCCTGGTTGAACTAGCGAGAACATATAATAACGCTATTATTGTGCCGGAGCGGAACGCAATGGGACACACCACGTTAAACGCCATTAAAGACATGGGCTATACCAGGATTTATAGCACTGAAGTAAACGACGAGATCGACCAGCATAAAGTAACAAATAAGTTAGGGTGGTTAACAACTGTAAAATCTAAGCAGGTCATGCTGAATAATTTAATTGCACAATACAGGGACTCAGAGGTCACGATTCTCGACAGCGAAACCTTAAAGGAAATGCTTAGGTGCACCAGGGAGTCCGACGGGAATGTTGAGCTAAATGGGAAGGATAGAGTTGTGGCAACCTGTCTCGCTCTACAAGGATTCAATCAGATTTACGAGTCCGCAACTGTCTACAACCCAGACAAACCAAAGAAGTTAATCTTTGAAACCATGGACAAATCACGCGAAGAAATAGCAAAATTAGATAAAAAGAAAAAGAGCGTGTTTAGCTTGGAGGATTACTAATGGAGATATTACTTTGGGCCGCCATTGTTTTGTTGTTTTGGATGGGGATTTACAATCTAAGACTCATTACCGAACTAAGCGGGGAGCTTCGCAAACACCAATATGACCATATTTACAAGAGAGCTACTGAGACAGAGATTGAAACTGTAGTTCACGATACAAAACCAATCAAGGCAAAGATATTCAGCCCATCAGGCGACCCAATGAGCGAGTTTAACGGCAAGAGAGATGACTGGCATGGAGACGAAAATGCACGATAGAATTGTACAAATAGCAGTAAAAGGTGAGCAATTGATTGGCATAACCGCAACCGGACACCTTGCCCGCTTCGATGAGAACCTGGGAGCTTGGATCATTAGGGGAAAAGCTGAAGTATTAGACAGCAATAACAAGATTGTGCTTGATCATGTCACCACTAACAATATCCCAACAACAAGAGGACTTCCTGTCGAAAGACAAGAGGTTATCGAAAAGACTGAGTGGTGGGAGCTGGTTCTCGTTGTGGTCTTAACACTAGCGCTAGCAGGATCAATTATTCTCGGGTTCATCTACGACTGGTAAGCCCTTAAAGTAATCACCTGACTTAAGCGCATCGATCTCTCTACCCGATAAGTAAATACCAGAGTCAACCGCCGCCTTAATCATTGCATCGTTGCTAAAAGGGTTCGATGTCTTCGTCGAGTCTTGGGGCGTAGAATCGTTTCCTATCTCGACTAGGCCTAATTCCTTCAGCGCCCTCCGGTACTGGAACGGACATGAAATATACATACGAATATTTTCTTGCCACCCAGGAACGAAACCATCTTTCTTGTGTTTTTTTTTCGCCTTAGATTTATAGTACTCAACAATCTCGTCGCATCTCTTAGTGATGTTTTTGCATCCAAGTGATCTCGCTCGATGAATACTCATCTCAACCTTAGCGCCATCTGGTAATTCAAACTCAAATAATCCTTCTAGTTCACTCATTACGATTTCCCGAATATGTGTTGTGCATTGTATCCCTCAATCTTACCTTTAAAGATATGCAAAATGAAGACACAAAAAAGCCTGACGATGATATGAGTATGGTTTCGACTGAGGAATCATTAAAGATTGCAAAGGAAGCCAAAAAGGAACTGCAGTCATACCGCAAGCCGTTTGAAAAAGAATGGGAGCAATATGATGATGCCTATTATGGCAAGCAACACAAGACGGGCGAAAACGTCAAGACCGTCAAAAACCACATCTTCAAGATCATAGAAAGCGAAGTCCCTATTCTTACGGACGCTATGCCAGGAACGCTCCTCACTGCTTCTCAAAGCTCAAAACAACCTCAAGCTGACATGCTCGAAAAATCTATTAGATGGGTTTATCAAGACCAAAATCTTCAACTATTACTGCCATCTCTAATGAGATCGGCCCTTATGAGTGCTCCTGGTTATATATATGCTTTTTATAATCCCGATGCTGACAACGGCGACGGCAAGGTTGAGTATAAACAACTCCCTTGGAAATATGTTTGGCTAGACGGAAACGTCGGCTCTCTTGATCATGCTGAAAAGATGCACCTAGAAATTCCTATGCGAAGAGAAGCACTAGCTCGCTCATGGCCGGAATTTGCTAAGGAGATCAAGGCAATCAAGGGCGGCAAGTCTATGGTTGACGACTCTGGAGACGATAACTTTGAAAGAAGAGATATCTCTGGACGTGACGCTGCTATGGGGAAACCTAAAGCATACAAAGCAAAGGACATTCTTAACTACAATGAGACCTGGATTAAGGATTATTCGTTAAAGAACATTGAACCAGAGGAAACTCAGGAAGAAATAACAGAAGAGACAGAGCAATTTAAGAATGCTGAGTCTCCTGATATCACTAAGTGGGAGAACCACAAGGAACATAAAGCAGCTCATTATGCTCAAAAAGCTGAGTTACTTGCTGTCGTTGGATTACCTCCAGAAGCTTCTTATGAAGAGGCGAGTGCAAAGGTTGATGAGATCCTACAAGGAAACCCTCAAGCAGCGGAGCAACTTAACAAAGGTCTATTGATCGTTAAGATGATTGAAAACCACCTCGAAGAACACGAGGAAATGGAGAAAATCAATCCGACTGGTCAAGAACCTAAGTTTGAAGATGGTTGGAGAGTTATTAAGTGGATCGAAGGCGTTATTTTATATGACGGTGCCAATCCAGAAGAAAACGGAATGCTTCCGATCGTTCCATTCTATTGCTACAAAGACGAAACAATCTATGGGTTCGGTGAAATTAAAAACATCATCGACGCTCAAAGAACATTAAACGACATGGACTTTAGGGAACTCGAAGGTCTTAGACTAACAAGCAACCCAGGATGGATTGGAGACACAGAGGCGGAGGTTGATGCTGAGAAGCTCACAAATGCCCCTGGGATCGTCGTTCTAAAGAAACGCGGTACCGAGTTAAGACGTCTTGAACCCGGGCAAGTTTCGCCTCAATTAGAGCGCAGAAAAACCCTTGATCAACAGACAATGGAAATGATCTCGGGGCAAAACGAAGCAACCATGAATGGCAGTATGCCTCAAGGGAATGTTTCAGGCGTTACAGTTCAAAAGATCCAAACCCAGGCAGTCGGACGAATCAGATTAAAGAATAGAGTCTTAGAATATTACTCAATGAAGCGCCTTGCCTCATTAACTGCAAGCCTAATCGTAAACAACTGGACAGAAGAGAAGGTTTTAAGGTTTAGAAGCGATTCAACCAAGATCGAAGAGGTTGTTTACAACCCGCTTGAAGTCGAAGACCTAGATTATATCGTCGAAATCTCTCCAGGTTCAATGGCCGGAGTAGATAAGGACGCGGTTAATGCAGTCTATATGATGTTACTTAACGGCGGACATATAACAATCCAAGAATTCCTAAAAGTTGCAGACATTCCTAAAAAGGACATGATCATCGAGTCTCTTGCTCAAAGAGATCAACAAGCAGCTCAAATGCAACAGATACAAGAACAAGCTCAAACTATGCAAGCGAACTATGAAGACCAACTTGCACAGCTACAAGAACAAAACATTAAACTTAAAGGAGCTATGGACTTAGGCAGAAGTGCCTCGGTCGATCTTTTAAGTGGCGACGAAAGAAAGGTCTTTGAAAAGCAGGCGAAAGAAGCCTCTATCAACTCTCTCATTGTTCCAAATGATTTAATGAGCGTTCCACAGGCAAATGAAGGAGCCATTCCGGCCAACCTAAATAACCAGGGACTATAAGAATGTCAGAAGAAAAAGTATTCGACCTAATGGAAGCAGCTAACGAGTTAACCGCTGAAGACAGCGGAACCGATGATGTTTCAACTGAGGTCTCCGATGTGGATGGACAAGCGGAAACGAACCCATCAGAAAACACTGAGGAAGCAGACCCCAGAGATATCTTAAACAAGGTAGGACAAGAAGCCGTAAGTAACGAAGCCGTTGCACAGGCGATTGAACAAATCAACCAAATGGGAGCCATTCACAATGGATTGCCTATTAAGATTGATTCTCCTGACCAGTTGAAAGAGATCATTCAAAAAGGATTCGATTACACTAAGAAAACAATGGCCCACGCGGAAGAAGTGAGGCTAAAAACCGAAGAGTTTGCTCAAAAAGAGGTCAAATTCAAGGAAACAGAGCAGGCACTTGCCCAGAAAGAACAAGAGATCAGCGATGTAGTTAATGACAATAACATCATTACGAGCATGCTTACTAAATGGCAGACTCAAGATCCTGAACTCTTTGCCTTTATTCAAAGTGCTTACAACCAAGAACTACAACAATTCAAGATGCAGCAACCAGTAATTGCTAAATACGAAGGGCAGATTAAAGAACTGCGCGAGCAATTTAACAACTTCGGGAAGAGCAAGCAGACCGAAGAACTAGCGTCGATTAAAAACGGTTGGGAGAGTGAGCTTGGACAAGTCCAGGCAACAGTCGCAGCAAGTTTATCAAAGCTAGGAGTGAAAGCGGATTGGGAAAAGGTCAAGGGAGTATGGTCAGCAGATGCAACAGGAAAAATGAGCGTTGAGGATGCATTTTACGCTGCTTATGGAAAAGAAATAGCTAAGGCCAATCAGAGTTATCAGAAGCTTTTGGCAACTAAATCCAAAGCAAACGCAAGCGCACTTAAACGATCAGGCGTTTCATCTAGTTCTAGGGGCGAAAAACAAGACATGGTCTTTAAGGCCGGAGACTATGAAAGTATGCTTAGGGATTCAATTTAATAACAGGAGTATCAAATGTCATTATCAGTAGGACAAGTGCAAGCATTAACCGTAAAAGGTATCGATGCTGAAGGCGGAGTGAAAGACGCTATTTTCAAGAACCACGCTTATTTAAACAGACTTAAGAAAAACGAAGGTATCTATTCAGGGGAAAAGAAAACTTTCCCATTCAACTATGTTGATGATCTTGATACTAACGGATCTTACTACCAAGGTGCAGAGTCTTTATCTTTAGACATGTACGACCCATTCACTGAGCTTTCATTCGACCTAATCGAACTTCAAGAATCTTTAGTAATCACTCACCGTGACCTTGCTAGAAACTCTGGAAAAGAAGCTCGTCTTAACCTAGTCTCTGAAAGACTTAAGATGATGGAAATGGCAATGAGACAACGTTTTACTAAAGGGATTTTCTCTGATGGTACAGCGGCAACAGGTGCTCTAACAACTAAGCAATTTGTTGGTGTTCAAGCATTCTTAAAGTCATCTGCAGTTAACTACGGTGGCGTAACTAGTACGGACGTTTCTGTTCACGTTGCTTATGTAAACTCTAACTCTGGAATAAACAGAGCAGTAACTTCAGCTCTTCACCAAGCTACTTTGGGTGGGTGCTCTGAAGGTGAAGAAAAACCAACTCTTGTTATTATGAGACAAGGAGTAATGAACTCTTTCATCGAGCTTCTTAAACCTCACCAAAGAACGACAAGAGAATCTACTCTTGATAATCTTGGACACGGTGGGAACACACTAGTTTACTCTGGAATCGATCATATCGTAGACAACCTAGCTCCAGACGCTTCAATGATCTTCTTGAATGAGAAATACGTTCGTCTTTATGCTCACCCTGAGTACAAAATGAAACGCGTTCAAAAAGAAGACCTAGAAACTCAAGATGCAATGTTGCAACGTCTTTTCTACAAAGGTGTTTTTGCATGTTCAGTCTTGAGATACCAAGGTTGGTTAAAAGATATCACGCCAACAACATAATAAAAGGGGGAGCAATCCACCTTTAACTTTAGGAGAACAAATGAAAAAGGTATTAATAATTTTATTCGCACTAGTTTCAATGAATGTTCACGCATTCAACGGAACAATTGGACGTGGAGCTGCTTTAAGCTACGACGGTACAGTTGACGCAAACTCAATTGAAAAACAATCAATTAACGTAAAGAACTCTCACTCAGTGAGCATTCCTGCTGGTTCAGCAGTTACTCTTGATCTTACTGCTGACGATGGTGCTTCAGTTATCATTTCTGCAACTGCTGGATTATCTCCACTTTGTATTATGGAAACTGCTTGTGCAGTTGGAGCAATCTGTGCTTGTCAAACTAACGGTAAACTAGACTCAGCTCTTTTTGATGTTGGTGCTGGTTCGGCGGTTGCTGGAAAAAGATTCTACATGTCTTCAGTTAACGCTGGTTACTTAGCTGCTCGCGCTGCTGATGTTGCTACTGAAGTTCCTGGTGGGATTTTCTACGATGCTGCTGCTGCATCTGGTTCAGTACAAGTTTACATTAAGCTATAAGGAGTATTTATGGCATTTTCAGCGACACTTAAAAGACAATCTCTTATGGGTAACGTAAGAGTGGAAGTTTGGGAACTGAACTTTGCATCTGTTACGACAGGCACTTTTAATGCTGGTCTTGGAACTATCGACCATGTTTCATTTAACAATGGAACTAGCGAAGCTCAAGGGCTTGTTACAAAAAGTGGATCTGCAATAACTGTTGCAAGTGTAACGTCTAACGACGTCGGCACAATCATGGTTGTAGGACTATAATTAAATGAGAAGCGCGATTGCACACGGTTTAACCTGCTTACTGATTGCCTTGTTGCCTATCTATAATAGGCTCGCCTCTGTCGATATGAATCGGACGTCGAAAGACAATCTGTTTGTAATGGTATGTGGATTAATAGGCATAATGTTTAACTCTCCTAAAAGAGAGTTGCCTTTAAAGGCGTGGGTTACGATAGCAATCGCGTTTCTTTTTCTAGTGATCAATCAGCACATGGTTGAGTCGATCAATGTCATGTTTCATGGATTCTACTTGTGCGCAGGTATCTTCTTCTTTGTTCGGTTCTATGAGTGCTTCGAGTCTAAGTACTTTTCATGGATACTGAACGCTATTTGTATCGGTTCACTGATTCAGGCACTAGTTATTTTCTTGAATGGACTTGGTTACTCTCCAGAATATGCAGTAATGAAGCTTTTCCACTCAGACATCCAAGTAATCGGCGAGGTTGCCGTTGATTTTGGGATATCAAGCGGAACATTTGGGCATAATAACTTGTCTGGGGGTTACCTAGGAATCTCTCTAATCGCTTTCAACCGCAAGAACTGGAGATGGGCGCTGCCAATAGCAATAGCGGCACTATGCTCAACTGGTTCTTCACTAGGAATCCTTACCGGACTTGCCGGATTTGTTTATTACTACAAGGGAAACCTTATTAAGAAGAAATGGCTTTATCTTTTATCGATTGTTTCGATGTTAACAGTCTCTTTTACTGGCATGAATGGCATGGATAGTGGGCGGTTGGTAATATGGAAGGAATTGATAAGCAAGTTAAGCATGAAAGCATGGCTTATTGGCAACGGAGTCGGTTGGTATGCAGATCAAAAGATTACATACAAGGGCGCAACTGTCGTTCAAGAGCATAGCGGCTTCTTGTCTATCGTGACGTCCTTTGGATTAGTGGGATTGATTACATTCCTCTATTTCCTATATAAGTACGCAATCAAAGACGACAAGTATCGCGTCTTTTCAAGCATCGTATTCGCAGCATTCTGCAACGCCTATGGGCACTTCTCTGTTCAGCAATCAACAATGATGATTATTATATTGGTAGTGGTCGCAGTGTGTGCGGCAAAGGAAGAAAATAATGAGTTCAACCTACAATGGTGAGGCATTACAAAATGAATTTGTGCGCAAGTACGGATTCAGAGACAACGCTGCAAAAGCAAGAGTTATTTCATGGATAAACGACATCCAAAAGGACATTGCTAGCTCACATAAATGGCCGTTTCTTAGATTTAAAATGAAGAAACAGGTTGTTTCGGGTGATCAAGAGATATCAATAGCCCCACAAATACCAACAAAGGCAACCGTGGCAACTGCAAACGGCGGCTCTTTGACAGATAATACAGCTTTTAGAGTTAAGGTCACGTTTGTCCTATTTGATGAATCGGGAAGAGAAGTTGAATCACTAGAGAGTGAACCATCAACAGCATCGACATCTGTCACAACGGCAACTCCCAACCTTTCACTAAGCTTAACAGACATTGATCTTTATGACGGGACGGCGACCGTAAAGCCAACCGTTATCCATAGAAGAGTCTACTTAAAGGAAGGCACTGGAAGCTATTTCCTGCACACTACGATTGAAGACAATACAACTACAACCCTCACGATCTCAAGTGCCGCAAACTCGCTAATAGAGCCTCCAGAATACGCCCTGGTATCATGCATGTCAGGCGATCCGATCATTGAAGGGAGCGGAAACTGCTTAAGTGAGAATTCTTTGGATGACATCCTAAAATATGACCCAGGATTGACAAGCACAGGCACACCTTACTATTACGCAAGAACGACAGATGATAAAATCTTTATTTACCCACGACCAAGCTCAACTTATACGCTTTCGTACTGGGTTTATAGAATCCCATCTCGCATCTTCGCCGATGGTGACCGGGCAATTCAACTTCACCCTTCGTTAAAAGAGGTTTTGGATGCTGGAGTTGTCTGGAAGGGTTACGAAGATAAGGATCAAGACGGGCAAGAGTCTAAAAGAAATAATTATGTACGAATAAGAGACGAAGCTAAGGGCATATTTGGAAGATCTGGCGGGCAAGCAATGGCCGTTAAGAGAGTGTGCTAGGTGACACTTAGAAAACGAGCGATTAAAGATTATCGCAAGCTAAATAAGCCAATCAGCTACCGCATTCTTGACCAAGACAAGTTATCTGATTGTCGAAACATTATAAGTAATGAAGGAATCGAGGAAACTAGATATGGACTCAAGAGATATAACGACACTTCTTTGGGTGGTTCTGTTACAAGCCAGTCCTTTTTCAAAAAAGGCACCGGGACGGCATACCGTTTGGCAAAAGTAGGGACAGTCTTATATAAAATAAGCCCCACAGGGGCGCATACATCCCTCAAGACGGGATTAACTGCAGGAGTAAAACACCGAGCAGTTACATTTATAGATAGGCACATCATTGCATTAGGCAGCGATGGCCTATTTTTTTACGATGGAACGAATTTTAGTCCACTGGGACAAGCCCTTCCCTCAACAGCAACAGCTACAATTGCAGCGGGCGGGTCTTTGGTTGACGGAACGACTTATCAGGTTGCAATTACCTTTTATTCGACTGCGACTGGTTTTGAATCTAACTATAGTACAACTGCGACAGCAACAGCGACAGCGGTTAATAAAACGATTGCAATAACATCAATCCCAGCATCAGCAATAAACCTTTCAATCGACAAGGTTAGAATTTACATAAAGAACGTGACTGCAAATGGATCGTTTCTATATTCAACAGAGATAAACCTAGGAACGACATCTGCCAACATTACGGCGATGTCCACGAGTACGATAACGCCACCAACGACTAATTTCCCTCCAGAGTCAGGAGGAGGTAAATACTTAACCGTATTTGGTGACAAGATTGCCTATGCGGGGAACTCAACTTATCCGAGCGAAGTCTTTTTTTCAAAGGCGTATTTGCCAGATGCTTATGACAATGCAGACGTTCCGGGAGTTCTTTTGGCCGCTGGACAAGGGCCTATAACTGGACTTGCTACTGGGTTCTTTGATGATGCTTCATTGTCTCCTTATTTGGTAGTTTTTAAAAGAAACTCAATAACAATTTACTCAGAAATAGGTGGCACTGCTGCCCAGGCAGTTCTTGATGAGAATATTGGATGCGTTTCTGCTGACACTATTAGGATCGGAAACGGCTTAATCTACTTCTTATCTGACCACGGTTGGAGAGTAATCAAAAGAGGTACGTTGGTTAGAAAAGCGGACAACACACCTTTCACTCTAGGCGATGGTGACATTGATGACATCTTCACACGTACCGGATGGACAAAAGAAATCAACGCCGATAACTATGCCAATGTTTTCAGTGCTTATTATACAATCAATTCGCAATATCTAACCTTCCTATCGGAAGGGCAAGATACGAGCATTCGTAAGGCCTATGTTTACAGTGAGAAAATCGGTGGCTTTAGGATCTTTGATTTTAAATACAACCTTGTTTCTGCATGTGATAGCGAAGACGACAGCGGGAACCAGGCAGTTTTTATCGGAGACGACTCCGGTTTTATCTTTAGTTATTCAATCAAGAATAGCAGATACGATGAGGACACAACTCTTAATCAGCTATCAATTCCTGCAATAATGAAACTTTCATATATTCAACCAGACGACGAATCAACTTCATACAACTTTAAAACATTAACAGTTAAGGCGCTTGGAAGTGACAACGATATCACTGTAAAAGCTTATCCAAGCTACAACGTCGATCCATTCGACTCGCTAACGTACGAGTTCCCGAATATCAGTGAATCATTTATCCTGGACGTGTCACAATTAGACATTGACAGTTTGGGCGATGATAGGGTGCCAGTTACAGTAAAGGGAGACCTTAGTTTGACAGGCGAAGCGTTGTTAATATCTTTTGAACAAGACGTTATTAGTGGGAATATTGGTCTTATTTCTGCGCAGGTTGAGTTAAATAAAAACGGAGAATTTGCAATATGAAATACTTTATCCTCTTACTATCACTATTTATCACCTTCTCTATTGCTAACGAAGCTTACTCGGCAACGTGTAGCTCGACTAGTAGGACAAACTATACAACTGGGCAGACGCTGACTTCGACTGCTCTTAATGCTGACTTTAATCAACTCGTTTCCAAGGTTAACTCACTTGATGGTGGGTGCGTAGCTGATGGTACACTCGAGGCCAGTTCTTTAAATGCAGCAGACTTCGTAACAGTCACCAATGGAATTCATCAAGGGTGCGCTCTTGCTTACGTCGATGGAAATACGGTTCAGGTTGGGAAATGTATCTTGTCGGTCAATGGTGCATTTGTTAAAACGACTGCAACAACTAACGTGACATGGGGATGCTCTGGGTGTTCTTCTGAGGTTGCCGTAACTGTTTATTACGTCTATGCAAAAACAGGATCAACCGGAACAACGCTTAATCTTTTAATTTCTACAACTGCGCCTGGAATAGATGGATATGATGCCTCTTCTAATAAAGTATTGGGAAGATTTGTAAATAATGCTGCCAGTGCCATCGATAAAGCATCACTAGACAATTGGGCCAGCAATGGTTTTATTGGTTCTGACGCTTTTAGGTTTTCAATTGTATACGGTGGAACAACTGCACAAAATACATGCACAACGGGGGATTGTTTTATTTATAACCCAGAGTATCCTGTAGCAGGAGTTTCTTATGGCGGTTCTACTGGGATATACAATATCGGCCTTGTTAAAAACTTTACATCCATTTCATGCGTAGGAAGTGTGGCTTCCGGTACAGCGGCGGCAAACGTGGGACAGTTTAGTTGTGACTATCCAGGAACAACAACCTCAACACTTCAATGTGTGACTACTGTCGGCGGAGCCTTTACGAATACATTTGGAAGCATTAGTTGTAGCGGGCGGTTTTAGTGAACCTATACGAACTTTATATTAAAGAACGGGAAAACCTTGATGTCATAAAGACAGATAAGGGATTTATTGTTTACCGTATAGACTTCCCTGATTGCATGATTAACGATTACTTTGTCATGAAGGAATATCGCCAATCTGGACACGGATACTTTTTGGCCGATCAGGTCTTTGAAATATGCAAGCAAGCCGGAGTGAAAACCGTTTACTGCATGACCGACGACCGGGCAAACGGCGTTGCTTTATCAAAACACACAATTGAAAACTATGGCTTTGAGCTTGCGTCTATTGCAGGTCCACTGAGTACATATAAATTAGAGGTAGCAGAATGGGAAAAGCTGTAAAGTCAGTTGTCGCCTTGCCAGGCAAAGTTGTTAGCGCCGTTCCTATAGTAGGAAAACCTGTTGGGAACTTATATAATAAGTTAACAGATCCTATTGGCAATGTCCTCGATGAAACAATTGGTGGTAAGGACGTTGCCGCTACTCCTAATGAAGTTATTGACATGGCTTCTCCCGATGGAAGAAAACTACAAGAACAATTACTGGGTCAATACGGAAAAGGTATCGGAATGGATACCAGTGGGATAGCTCAACAGCAAGTTGCCGCACAAGAAAACCAGATCATGCAAAACGCTGCAGATCAAAGAATGAGAGCTGAGCAATTAGTCGCTCAACGTGGTCTTGGAAGGACTGCATCTGGTATCGGCGCCATTCTTAATCAGCAAAAAGGCGTTGCTGATCAAATCAGTGCCGTTCGTTCTCAACTCCCTGGACTCCAGGAACAAATGAGACAACAAAATCTTAACTTTGCAACTGGAGGGATTAATCAAATCCTAGGCGAACAAGGTCAATCTAAAGTCCTAAAAATGGGACAAGCCGCTACTAAGTCAGGGGGGTTGGCTCCGCTTATTGGCACTGCTGTAGGTGCTAAATTAGGCGGCGCTGCAGGTGCTCAGGTTGGTATGAATGCTGGGCAATATGCTCAAAACATGTAGGATAAAAAAATGGTGCAAGTAATACAATCAGGCCCGAGCCAGTCGACATTAAGGCAACAAGCAATGGATAACGCCCTTCAGGGTATGGTTCAGGGATATGCCGGATATGAGGCAAAAAAACAAGCTGATTTACTAACTCAAAGGCAGCAAGCTCTTGCTGATACTCAAACAAAGTTAAAAATGTACGAAATGGGGATCGCAAACCCAGACCAAGCACTTGCTCAACTTAAAGGCGAGTA